TTTAAGACATGTGAGACCAGATAGAATAGAAACAGCTGTTCCAAAACTTTTACCGTTAAATCCATTTACAACAACAAATGGATCTACAACAATAACTGTTAAAGAACCTGATCATGGAAGATCAACAAATGATAGAGTTAGATTTAGAGATGCAACTGTTGTTGGAGGAGTAGCTGCAGCAACAATAAATCTAGCTGCAGGTTATTTAATTACTAAGGTAAACGATGATAAATATACCTTTGCAACAGCTACAACATCTAGTATAAGTGAAACAGGAGGAGGTGGCTCTGCATCGGCAGGACCAGTGACGGTAACAGCATGATTAAAAAAATAAAAAATTTTATATGTAATTTGTTTGGTATTAAACAGTGTGCATGTCCAGAAAAAGATGAACATCTTCAATTATATGAAGATTCAGCAGAACCAGAAACACCTATGTACACAGATGTTGATGGTAAAGCAGTAAAGTGTGGGACACATAATAGATACAAAAAAAGTTGTCCTATTTGTAAAGAGATAGCAGGAATAGTATAATGTCAGGAATAAGTGCATCAGGATTAAAAACACAAATTAGAAGTTATACTGAAACAGATTCAAATGTTTTAACAGACGCTGTTTTAGAAAATATATTATTAAATGCTCAATATAGAATTATGAGAGATGTGCCTATTGATGCAGATAGAAAACAACAACTAGGTAATTTTGTTGCTGGACAAGAATCTATAAATGCACCCGCTGGATGTTTATTTGTTAGAGGTATACAAGTTTACGATACAGCAGGATCTGAAATTACGGGAGCTAATAGATGGCTAGAGAAAAAAGATTTAACTTATTTACAAGAATATCAGGATGTAACCGGAACCTCAGCTGCTCAAGGTAAACCTAAATATTATGCTATGTTTGGTGGTGCAACGGGTAACACAGACACTACATCTGGTAGAATATTTGTGGCTCCAACTCCAAATACTACGTATAGATTTAGAATTCATTTTAATAAAATGGTGGGTCTTTTAGAGGGTGATAACACTAATTATCTTAGTCTTAACTTTCCAAATGGGCTATTATATTGCTGTCTGTCAGAGGCATATGGGTTTTTAAAAGGTCCGATAGACATGTTGACTTTATATGAAAATAAATATAAAGAAGAAGTACAGAAGTTTGCTAACGAGCAAGTCGGTAGAAGACGAAGAGATGACTATACAGACGGCACTGTTCGAATACCGGTAAGCTCAGTAAACCCGTAGGAGAAAATTATGGCAATAACATCGGCAATATGTTCAAGTTTTAAACAAGAGCTTTTACAAGGTAAACACAGTTTTGAATCTTCAGGTGGACACACTTTTAAATTAGCATTATTTGATAGTGATGCTTCTTTAGGTGCCTCTACAACAGACTATTCAACTTCTGAAGAAATCACAAATACATCTGGAACTGCTTACACGGCAGGTGGTGCAACTCTTACAAACCAAGGAGTTTCGTTATCTTCTACAACAGCATTTACAGATTTTGCAGACGTAACTTATACATCTGCATCTTTCACTGCAAACGGTGCGATGATCTATAATACAACAACAGACGGTGGTTCAAGCACTACTGATGCTGTAGCAATTATTGCATTTGGTGGTGACAAAACAGCAAGTAATGGAACTTTTAAAATTGAGTTTCCAGCAGCAGCAGCTACGACAGCAATCATCAGATTAGCATAGGAGGCCGACCATGTCGGTATCTTCAGGATGGGGCAGGTTCACCTGGGGCCAAGCGTATTGGAACGCAGACACAACTCTTAAAACAGGTTGGGGCGCAAAGTCTTGGGGTGAAGACGAATGGGGTGAATTAAAAGATGCTGTTGCTCAACCTTCTGGTCTTTCTATAACAGCTAGTGTTGGTTCTGTTGATATACCTGATGTAATTTTAACTTTAGCAGGACAAGAATTTACAGCGTCTCAAGGAGAGGCTTTCAATCCCGTTGTAATAGAAACCACATTATCAGCATCTTTTTCTGTTGGAACTATAACTCCAAATGATCAAACACAAGGTTTAAGTGCAGACGCGATTACATCTTCATTAGGATCACCCACAGTTGCCGACATGGTTGTTGGTGTTACAGGTGTATCTTTCACTGCTTCTCAAGGAACTGCGGTTGCACCAAACGATACTGTTCAACCATCGGGTCTATCAATAACTTCTGAACAAGGAACTGCGATCGGATCATCTAATCAAGAGGCAGATTTAACAGGTCAATCAGCCACTGTAAGTTTAGGAACAGTAACAATACCAAATGATACAGCTTTAATTTCTGGTGTATCAGCTTCATTTAGTTTAGGATCTATTGTAGGTTTAGGAGGAGCTGTAGCTTTACCAACAGGACAGTCTTCTACAGCCTCTGTTGGATCATTAACTGTAGAAGAAGCTTTAGGTTTAACAGGCCAATCATTTAGTGCTAGTGTAGGATCAATATCTTTAGTAGATATTCAGGTTGGATTAACGGGTCAATCAGCAACATTTAGTATAGGAGCTGTTGATATATTTGCTTACGGCGATGTTGACACTGGCTCAAATACGTCTTATAGTAATGTTTCAACGGGTTCGAATGACTCTTATTCGGATGTTGCAACAGGATCAAATACAAGTTATAGTGACGCTGCATAGGAGAAAAATATGGCATCAACATACACACCGTTAGGTGTAGAACTTCAAGCAACTGGTGAAAATGCAGGAACTTGGGGAACAAAAACTAATACAAATTTACAAATCATCGAACAAATATCGGGTGGTTATACAACTCAAGCTGTCTCTGATTCAGGGGACACAACTCTTTCAGTATCTGATGGTTCAACAGGTGCAACTCTTTCACATAGAATTATAGAATTTACAGGTTCTTTAACTGGAGCAAGAAATGTAACAATACCTTTAGATGTACAAAATTTTTATTTCTTAAAAAATGCAACATCAGGTTCTCAAACTGTAACATTTAAATACGTTACAGGTACAGGAACTTCAGCTGCGGTTGCAAGTGGTAAAACTGTAATTGCATATGCAAAAGCAGATGATGGAACTAATCCAAGTATTGACACAATATCGTTAGCTAGCGATGTTGTTGATGATACTTCACCACAACTAGGTGGAGATTTAGATGTCAATGGTAATAAAATTGTATCAACATCAAACGCTAATATTGAAATAGAACCAAATGGAACTGGTGATGTAATCTTAGATACAGACCAAGTGTTAGTTGGTGGTGGATCTGAAGTAGGTCAATTGTCTTCTAATGGTGCGTATGATCTTAAATTAGTCACAAACTCAGGTACAAACTCAAGTTATATTAATATTGTTGATGGTGCTAATGGTAATACACAATTATATCCAAATGGAACAGGTTTAACTGAAATTGGTGGCGGAACAAACGCTGGAACAATTCAGCTTAATTGTGAATCTAACTCCCACGGGATTAAATTACAATCACCTCCACACTCAGCAGGTCAGTCTTATACACTTATCTATCCTACTGGAAATGTAACAGCAGGAACATTTTTAAAAGTAGCTTCAATAACTGGTTCAGGAGCAACAGCTACTGGTCAATTATCTTTTGCAGCAGCAGGAACTTCTTGGCAAGCAGTAAAAACTTCTTCTTTTACAGCAGCAGCTGGTGAAGGTTATTTTATAAACACTACGAGTAGCGCAATAACTATGACTCTACCCGCTGGTAGCATAGGAGATGAGATTGCGTTTATAGATTATGCAGGAACTTTTGATACAAACAATTTAACTGTAGCCGCAAATGGTTCAGAAAAAATTGTAGCATCAACTGACGATTTAACAGTTTCAACAGAAAGAGCAGCAAACACGTTAGTGTATACAGATTCTACGCAAGGTTGGTTGCTGAAGAATAATTAATTATGGCAGATTATAAAGCAATTATTGGGACGGCAGTCCGAAACAATGCGGGTGATTTACCTAGCACTCAAAAAAAAGAATTATTTTTTGATACTACTAATATAGATTTTAAATACCAGTTTGGAGCGACACTATCAGCTGGTACTTTTAGAACTGGTGGTAATTTAAATACAGCAAGATCTCAAATGGCATCTGCAGGGACATATACGACAGCTTTGTCTATTGGAGGAAGAAAACCTCCAAGTAATACAAACACCGGAGAGACAGAACAATACAACGGAACATCATGGACTGAAGTTGCAGATTTAAATGTTTCTAGAAGATTACCAAGAGGAGCAGGAATTTATACAAGTGCATTAGCCTTTGCTGGATATACTGACCCAACTTCATCTGTTTCAGCAAAAACAGAATCATGGAATGGATCAGCATGGACTAACACCACTGATATGAACTCGGGTAGATATTCTCTCGGTGGATGTGGATCTTCTAGCACTAACGCTTTAGCTATAGCTGGACAGTCAACAACAGCAGCAGTTGCACTTACAGAAAGCTGGAATGGTAGCAGTTGGACTGAAGTTGGAGATTTAAATACTGCTAGATCAACTAATCAGGGAGCTGGTGCAAGTAACACTTCGGCTATTGCTATGGGGGGAGCTGCATCTTCTACTAGATTAAGTGTTGCAGAAACATGGGATGGAAGTTCTTGGACTGAAGTTAATGATATGAACACTGCAAGAGACTCTGGAGGTGGTTTAGGTATAGCAACTTCTGGTTTAGTTATTGGAGGAAGAACACCTCCTGCAATTGTAGCAAATGTAGAATTATTTAATGGCACTTCTTTTGCAGAGCAAAATGATATAGCTGCTGCAAGAGAATGGACAGCTGGAGCAGGCACAACATCAAATGGATTAACATTTGGTGGAGACACTCCTTCTGCTACTAATGCAACAGAAGAATGGACTGGAGCTGGTACAGCTGTTGGAGCATGGTCAAGTCAAGCTAATATGAACAACTCAAGAGTGCACATGGGAGCTAGTCCAGCTGGAACTTCAACAGCAG